CCCTTTTCAAGAGGTCTTGTAGTTCAGACACAAGAAGTCCGCCGCGCGTTCGCCGGTATGGTGGGCCTAGCGTCACAGCGCGGATTTAACGTGCATCGCACGGCCCTTCCGGGCATGTGTTTCTATCGTAGGCTTACAGCCCACCCGGTGTAAACACAATCACCGGATGCTCCTGCTGCTATGGAGTTGCTCTGCCACGCCAATTGGTCGTTTGAAACTGGATTGTTGACATCAGGGTCTTGACTCACTGCAGCAGAGAGTGTGGTAAACAAGTACAGATATTCTGTGCCAATGTTGTCCACAATGCGACCGTATAAAACGGTCCCCGCTGTGAATGTGTAGTCATCAATCCCATTGTCAGTCCGGACATTGAATGCCCCAGCCAACCAGTTCCCTGACACTGAATTCAGGGTGAGAATATAGACGTAGTCAGTTTTTACGAGCGCGGCGGCTGCTCCAACGAAGTTCACGTTGAGCTGGGCGTCATTGGCGGAAACACTGTCGACAGTCCCCATGACCGGGTTGTCTTCGGAACTGTTCATTGTAGCGCCACATGTGTTCGTCAGGATGACCTCCTGCCGGGGGAGGACATCTTGGTCGATTGCTGGCGACAGGAACTCGTAATCATAGGTCAGATACAAGTTTCCAAATGGGACGTCAGCAGCCAGTGCTGAGGTGGCAAGAACATGGACCGACCCTTGTGCACTCAATCGTTGCTGACCTGACATTGAGTCAAAGTAAGCACCGTAGGCGGATTTCGGGTCGATGTTAAGCTTCTTGTCCTCCCATACTGGGCCATCGATGAACTGGTGGGTGGATGCACGAGCGACAGCAGGCTCACCAGCCTCCATCCACTCAGAGTCAACATCGGCATCGAAGAACATCCCCAGAGACCCAGCTGTGGTCGCTGGGCACGAGGATCTGAATTCAATGCCGAGGGAATGAACCTTATGCTGTTCATAACCGGCTGATATGAGTTCGAGTATCCCACCAAGGGCCTCTGGTTCGATCGGGAAAATGCCCCCTGGCAAGTGTTCACCCACAAGGAGTGCTGTGCCAGAGAGGCTGGCGAGGCTGGTCAAATACTGATGACCATAAAGCCTCACGTGGCGTCCGTTCTCAGAGGCCCATTCGGTCTGGTGCACCTCAGACCCGTGGTTCGTAGAACCAGAGGCGAGGGCAACAGCCCGTTGGAATGAGCTCTTGTTTGGATGGAGAGTGAGAGTGCTGTGCACTTTGCCGTTCACTTTAATCTTGGCGGTTCGATTACTCAGATGAAAAATTTCGCGACTGCTGCGGGGCTCAGACCCAAGTCGTTGAGAACTGACTTGGCCCCATTCCATAGATCGGATGCTGCCTCGGTTATCAGGTCCCAAACGTTGTCTGCGTCCTTTTTCCACTGGGACTTTGGTTCCAGACCCTCCTGGTCTAGGAGTTTCTGTGCTCTTGCCTCCAGTGACTGCAGTGATTGTGTCAGCCGCTGCTCGTCGGACAGGGTGCCCTGAGTGGAACCTTTGGACGAATTCGCGGAGGGCTTTGAACTTGTCTGGGTTCCCTTGCGAGAGCCTGATTGCGACGTGCCTGAGGGCTTCGACTTGCCTTGATTTGTTTTTGTCATTGCGGTTTGTGTTCTTACCATGCATCAGAATAGACTCTGGGCCGTTGTTCTGGAAATGGAAGGGGAAAGGGTGTTGTGGTTTCTTAACTTTACAGGCAAGAAATTGTCCCGCACGGGCGGCTGCATGCGGCAAATGGTCTGTTAAAGCCGCCACCATCGACAATTGGAAGAAGCCAAGACGTTGACCTTGGATGCAAATCGCTGTCTCCTGGTCGTGCTGAAAAGCTGGAGTGTGAGACTGCATCACATAGTTGGTGTAATAATCCTGGGCATCTTCGCTATCACCTAAGTATGGGAAGACGGCATCTAAGTCACAATCTGAGAACCATTTCTCATAAATGAGCTGGTGCTCTATGGGCATGCCAAATTCTTCCTCACACAATATCCTCTCTTCCATTGTTGGTTCAAACACAACCTCCGATAACCCGTTCGTCGCAAACTTCTCCAACTCCCAAGAGTCGAAGTGGCCACGCTGAATTAACAGAGTGACCACTCCGCTCACGTGACTGGTTTTCCTGATCACGTTTGAACAGTAGGCCCAGATCACCGGGCATGAGGGGAACATCGACGCAAAGGACATGCACTTGACGCGAAGCAACGCGAGCCGTTTCTTCAGACCGAAGTTGACGTGTCGGAACTTGGACCATCCGATTGTCAGTAAGAACTTCTCTGGAGAATATAACGGGCGCATCACCGTTTCCGACATCATAATCCCACAAAACCGGGATCTGAAAATGGACGGTCGCATTTCGAGCTTGGCCTTGAATCCGTAGTGCATGAAGTCTTGAGCGTCAGGCACCCCGAGTGTGGTGTCAACCACAACCAAGGCGTCATCACCCTCACAGACCATGTTCAAACGAGACAATACGCCATGTTTGCGGGCGAAGACAGCGTGGGTCATGACCAAAGTGCCCCAGCCGTTCCCAAGCGAAGTGTTCATCTCACCTGAGCAACGGCGGGCATGGATCATGAATGACACAGTGTCTCGCCAGGTTATCGTGTTGTCCCCACACAGGATGCGCATCGCCTCAATTAGCAGCAAGACACCTCGTGGATTATTGGAGACCATGCGGTTATACAGCGGTAGCTCCATCGCAACGATCACATCGGATATAAAGTGTGATTCCATGCGTGAGATGTCTGACTCCATGAGGAGTTTGTCCCGGTCGCAGTGCGTCCCAAATTTCTCTGCGAGAAACTTTGGTCTGTCTGCCACCGGAACAGTCTTTACGAATTCTTCCTGTGCGAAGACTGTCCTTTCGATCTCGTGGAATAGGGGGCCCATCAGGTCCTTGGCCTGATCAACCCTCGCAAGAATGGCGCGTGGGATCTTGTAGGTCTCATACGGTTCATCCTTGAGGTGAAGCTTCACCCGCTCCATGCGCTTATCGCGTGACATGCCCTCATGGGATTTCTCCCAGGCGACACGAAGCTGCGCTTTACGCTCTGACGGGTATTTTGTGTGCTCCAACCATTCCTCGAAATCGAAATCGTGGGATGGCGAGATGGGCGTCAGGCTTGCTGCCAACCACGTGCTCACCATGTGAAGTTCACGTAGCTGGACTGGGCCAATGACCGGCGCCACAGTCGCTATCCTACCACTTGCTGCTCTGATGACATTGTTCATGGAGCCAACGTCCGGTCGAGGGTATGTTGCCATGACCATCGGTCCGATCGAGACTGCCATTGGTTGCTGGACACGTGACGTCGCACGTCGGTTGATCTGGTACAAAAGTTTCATCTCTGTGCCAATTAATCCCGGTGCGCGTTCTCCAGCATACCCAAAGAGAAATGCCATAGTTCTGGCTGCTAGTAGTGTGGCAACAAGATTGTGTAGGATGTGCATTGCTACACCATACCCCACACCAGCCTTGAGTGTCACAATTGCCAGCAGCAAGTGTTTCATCGTGTGGAACAAGTGTGGTAACCACACGGACTGGGTTGGCAGTCCAAAATGCACAATTGACTCCAGCCAACCATATGCAACTCTGAACACAAGCCCACACCCAAGCCCGTTGCCCGAACCGAGCAACTTGTCCCAGCCCACACGGACCACCTTGGTGGTTAGTTCTTCCAGAATCGGATCAACTAAACAGGTCCATGCGGGAAGCAAGACATCCCCAAAGAATGACATTGGTTTAATCAACAGATTGGCGTTAGTGCGGTTCTCATGCGCCCACCTACTCGCCAGTTGGACGAGAGCGTGATAAGTGCCCTCTATCTCATAGCGGTTGGTGTGGACAGCAGAGACGCTTCGCATCGCCTGCGTGATCCTCTCGTTCTCAATAGTCTGAGGAGAGGTCAGCGCTCCAAGTGTGTTGCCCACTGTGTTGCGCGGGGCAACCAAGTGAGCAAACCACTGAGCATCTGCATAAACAACGTATTCGTGTGTCAGGTCAGTCGTGCAGAGCCCTGAGGTGGTGGTGAACCATGATCCGATGGGTGTGGACTCAACGAAAAGGTTGAACCCACTATCCACCGACATCACGGCCATTTCACCACGGTACCTAACAGGGCCCATGTTCTGGTCCACAGGCCGGAGATCATCCTCGTCCATCCCGTCCGAGTCTATCGTGAGACGTGAGACTCGAGTGTAAGAGACGGACCTAATGAGTCGGGTCACAATGAAGGCCGCGACCATGGCTAAAACGCCTGTGGTCACAGATAACCCTAAAGTGAACCTGATGATCTTCGGTAATCTGAAGAGTGATAGGAGGCGATCCGTGAGAACGCCAGCACACCCTCCACTGAGGACGCCAACTGCAGAAACAAGATATTGACCAGCTCTGGTCAAGAGTGACAGGCTAGTAGATAGCCCGCTCACTGTCCAGGGGGACAGTGTTCCCACGGCACTGCGGCCGAGTGAACTCTTTATAATGGTGGACAATGCATACCCCACATCAGTGGGTCGCGATAACCTCACCGTGTCTCCATCGGAGTAGAATGTCCGTCCATCAAGTTGATGCTGGTCAAGAAGAGGATTCTCCTTTCGCGGCATCGCCAAAGTGGTACTTGTTACTGATTCAAATTCATCTGATGCTAGCTCTCGCTGAGCATCTATTACGCCCAGCAATTCTTGTCGGTCTCTCAGGAGAGAGTCAACAACATGCTGGGATTTGTTGCGTGCGCCGCGGTTCTGCTTAGAGCGTTTACCGCGACGAGCCCGTTTACTTGATCCAGTTGAGTCGGATCGCGGGCTCCTTGGTGGTCCCTGATTCAAGGGTTGCACACCGATATTGGGCGAATCAATATAATTGTGGGTGGCCCCACGCCCATGGGGTCCCAGGTCAAATTGAGACGCACTCCCTTCCTGGTAGGAAGTGCGAATAGAGAGTGGTGGACTTTCGTCTAAGAGTGGTGTAATCGGATCCCCGAAGGGCACCTCATGTATATTACGGACTTTAGAAGTAATTTATGGGCGGTTTGCTCAGGCTTGCCCACCCCAATGACTTACCAGGACATTGGGGCATTTTCACCTTTGATATTACATAGGTCCCGCGGCCCTTTTGTTGAGCGAGGGCGGAGGGTCCCACCGTCAGGTGGGCAGCTTCAGCGGCGAATGCCACTTTCATACCTATGGGCGCTAACCCGGCCAGGGGAAAGTCTTAGA